TCCGCTCCTGAGGTTTTGAAAGGCATCCTATGCCGCTTACAGCGTTGCCCGACTTCGCTTTTACAAAATGAATTTCCAGCACAAATGCAGGATGTTTGCCACCATGTAAAATCCCGGCATGCATCCCCTCCCCGTCCTAAAACAAGCCTGCCTCGACGCCTTCGATACTGAAGACGAGCCGGGCAGTCCCGCCCTCTTCTTCTCTATCGTGGATCCGCAATCCGTGCTCGAGCTGGTCCAGATCGCGGAGGCCGCCATATCTGACAAAGAGGTCAAGGCGCTGCACCAGGTGATTGCCGAACTGGGCGACTACATCAGGCGCGCGGCACCTAGTCCGGAGGCTATGATGCTCCTTCTTCACGCGAAACGCATTGTGGGCGTGACGACGCGTTGATCCACGCCCCAGCAAGTAGCCTGCTTTGGTATTCGCATAATTCCGCGAAGAAAAATAAACGAAGGAAGATGAAATGCACAACGAAAACACCCTTCGCAATCTGCGCGAGTCGCTCGACAGGTTTGAGCATCTGGTTCGCACTCAGGCAACTTACATCGCCGAGCTTGAGCGCGAGCGGGATATTCTTGTAGCCGATCTCAAGGCAATGATGGCGCGCTGCCCCGACCCTAACGACTCTGTAATAGACCTTGTAGAAGACTAGTCCTCGCGCCGCCCTTCGCTCGCCCGCCCAACGATGTCGAAAGCTCAAGATTTTTTGATCTATGTTAACTTTCTGTAACGGCTACTGCCGTACGGTAAGTAGGTCAAGGCAAATCGAGGAAACCAAAATGAGCGAATCTGCCGCAGGATTTCTACTTTTTGGCTACTGCGCGCTGGCGTTCGCCGGTGGCAATTCTATACAAAGCCAATCTATTGGCCGTGAGCGTGCAAAGTCGTGGATTATTGTGGCGCTGGTATCGACTGCCGCCAGCGCTGGTTTATTTTTTTACCAAAAATAAATCGAGGCGCTAGTACGTAGGCGATGCAGCTGCCAATCAAGGCAAAGCAGATCGCGGGCGTTACAAGCCGCCTCCCAGGTTGACAAAACCGCAGGAATTTCGGATTAGGTTGTCACTGGCCTTTGACAACCTGACTCAGTCCCCCCATTTCACTTTCCCTGAAAACAGCGGCGGTGGCACTAGGTGATTGCCAAGCTGGGCGATTACATTCGGCGCGCGGTGCCTAGCCAGGAGGCTGATGAACTGCTGCTATGGGCACGGCAGATTGTGGGCGTGACTGCGCGCTGATGGCCGAGTCCTTTGCCATTGGCTGCCGGACTACCGGTAAAAATACCAACCCTTCCCTTTCGTCCTGGCATTGTCTACTCCCATTATGATTATTCTTTGGCTCAATGTACTGCCGACTGGAGTATAAGCCTCAACGAATGCGATTGACTTGACCGTCTGTCCATAGAAAGGGCAGGCAGGGATAGCAACAAAAGTCCATTCAATGTCGAACACATTTTTCCCGCTCGCCCGAGGTTTGATCGTCCCAGATCCGTCACATTGTCTTGAACTTAGGTGAATCTCCCCAGCTGCCGTTATCGCGAAATTAATAAGAAAATCGCTCCACGTACCGACAACTCGATCAAGCGATGCAGGCTGGTCGTAGTCATAGATGGATGTAGCAGGCCGAGCTCCGGTAAAGCTGATAGTTTGGCCCTGCTCACTAATCGTCCCGGAAAACCTTCCGGCCGTGTCATATGACGCAGAGATCGGTGCTGGAACAAAAGGATCTGCGCGATTTGGATCGTAATCTCTTGTTTCCGTAGCAGAGTAACTTCCGTTATCTTCCTTGCCCGGCCCTTCAATCATCGCTTGGCCATTTAGACTCTTGAAGTCGCCGTGCATCATGAAAATCTCGCCGCTCTCCAGAATGACGGTCTCCATAAGCTGGCCGTTCGACAGCGTGCCGGTGTAGGCACCTTCTGCCCGCAATACCGTAGGCGTCGTAGCTTTTGGAGCCCCTGATGCGCCGCTACTTGAGTCCCCACCTCCGCCGCACCCAGCAAGCAGCACGCCTAGCACCAAGCCAACGCTAACGCCCATTTTCCCCATGATTTTCTCGCTATTTTTGTTATCAAAACGAAATATTAACCTACTTTTTAACACTTGATTTTAGTTGTTAATCTCCCCACTTCACCTGCCCCGCAAAAAGCGGCGGCGGCACCAGCCGCTTCCTCGGGTCGGTCGGCTTATAGGACACCACTCGCACCCGGCCGTCCTGACCATTCCGGCCGGGCCGGCCGATGCCCACCAGGTGATGCTGAAAATTGCCCCAGTCGCTTTTCCGCTTCATTTTGTAGATGCGATGATCCTTGCGCGCCAACCTGCGCCGCAGCAGGAAAGCCCAGATGATGCAGTTCGACAGCGCCCGCGCGCGCTGGATGGATGAGCGGATACCCATACATCACCGCACAGCCTTGATGAGTGCCGCCTTGCCGTCCGCACATTCCGCATAGGCCTCGCCCACCTCCACCAGTTTGCGCAGCACGTCAGCACCGGTCTTACCGTCCAACGGCGCCAGCTGCTGGCACGGCTGGAGCAGGTTCGCCGGAACTGGCGCGGCCGGCGAGCGCGGCGTTTGCGTCGCGCAGCCCGTCATCATCCAGGCACTCGCGCTGATACACAGGGCGATCGATGTACGTTTCCACGCGCTTCGTGATGGTGCGATAGACAATCTGTTTTTCACTTTTCGCCCTTTCGAGTTCGGCGGAAACTTCATTCAGTTGGACGGTGCGCGCCTGGTAGGCCTTGGCGTCCGACTCCTTTTGGGCAGCGGCCTCGGCGCGGTAGTGGTCGACCACCACCTTGCATGTGCCGCTGGCGCCGAGGGAAAGCCCGACCAGGCCGGCGACGAGAAGCGAGGTCAGCGGATTCACGTGAGCCCCTGCAGGCACATGGCGCGCTCTGCCGCGCGGCGCTTGACCAGGCCGGGCAGTTCGATGCCCTTGGCGCGCGTCCACCGGCTAAGCTCGTTGCAGGCGCCCACGGTGTCGCCGGCATTCAACTTGCGCACCAGAGTCGAGCCACAGAACGCCTGGCCGCCGATGTTGTAGGTGAAGCTGACCAGCGCTGCGCGCCGGGTGTCCGGCAAGTAGGTCAGGACGCATGCGTCGACACCGCGGTTCGCGATCTCCAGCGAGCTGGCCAGCATGCCGCGGCACTCGTCGATCGAGGCCCGATCGCCCAGGCGCACGCCCTTGGTCTCGCCGAAGCAGATAGTCGGGATCCCGACCGGATCAGCGTAGGCGACGGTTCGCAGGCCTTCGAAGCCGCTGACGCAGGTCACGGCAATGGCGCACCAGGCCGCCTGCCGTCTATTTGGTAGGGGCATTGGTTATCTCCTGTTGCGCGAGCAGGCGCGACACGCCAGCCAGCAGCGATACGGCGCCAGCGATCGAGGCAAACATGCCGTTCGGGATGCCGGCCGGCTGGATCAGTTGAACAACAACCTCAGCAGCGCTCGCCATGATGGAAAGCGCGGTGAACTTGATGCTCCAGGCTTTGGTCAGGATGGCCTGCCAGTTTTCTACGAGATTCATCGTGCCCCCACTTTGTCAGCGACTTTTTCAACACTGCGCCGCAGCTCGGTCAGCGCATCCTTTACTTCCTGAAACTTGTCCTTGCTCTGCTGGTCCTGCTGTGTGTCCCGGTCGCGTTGCGCCGCTCTGAATTCCTCCAGGACGAGAACGCGCTTGTCCATCACGTTCCACGACACCATGGCGGTGCAGAGGAAGGCGATGACGGTCAGGATGTGGCCTAAGTTGATGGTTTTATCGAATCGGACTTTGTTGTCGGGAACTGGCATTGGCGCTTCCTTTAAGCGGTTGGGGCATAAAAAAAGCCCGCGTGCGGCGGGCTGGGTGGAGTGCGGAAGCGTCAGACGAAAATGCCGGCCGCAGCGGTGAAGAGGTCGTCCAGCTGCGCATCGGTCAGGCCGAGCGCGCCGGCCAGCGCGGCGACGGTCGGGCTGGTGCGCTCGATGATGGAGGCGTTGTTCCAGGCAATCTGTGTTGGAACGTCAGCCGCCGCGACGATGGCTTCCACTCGGGTGAGCAGGCCGGCGCCATGGAGCGCGAGACGGGCCTGCGCGGGCGAGACGCTGGAGGGAATTTCTGGCACCGCGGGCGGCGCATCGACTGCGACCGGAACCGATCCACTCCAGTCGAAAATCTTGCCAGCCGTCTTGGCATTCATTAAGTCTTGAAATGCCTCAATCGAAAAATCTTCAAGATCATTGGGCAGCGACCCGGCGGCTTCGTAATCGCCGAGCATGTCTTCTGGGTAAAACGCTTTTGCCAGTTTGGAAAATTTCATATCAATATCCGATCGCAATCCACAGGACGGCGGGCGTCCCCGTGTTGCTGTACAGGTTGAATTGATTCGGCCCGATGATCGCTGCCGACAGGTAGCTCGATGCGCTGACCGCGCTAATAATCGGCACGACAGTGACGCACGCGGTCGGAAACGGAATGTTGAAACCGTTGGATGTGCCGCCAACGCTGGCTGATGCAGTGCCCCATTGCAGGATCAGCCCGCCCGGTAGTTTCTGATAGCCTGCGCCCGCCTTGCTTTGATTCGTCCCCGTGAATGCCGCCGTACGAAGCGCGTTAATTGCGCTCAGCAGCTGGTTATAAGTGGTTTTCGACGGCGTCAGCCCGCCTGCCACAACGACGGCGCGCAGCTCTTCCTGGATCATATTGAACCAGGAGGCGCGCTCCAGCGTGGCTGGCACCCCGCTCCCCGGATTGCCTTCGGTCCAGTAGCCCTCTGTTCCTGCCGCTTCTGGCGCCGGCAGACTGGTAGTTGCCGATGGATCATCAATTCGAAACATGCGATTCCTTATTGGTAGGAGAAAATCAGAGTGGTGTGGGCTGGCGCGATTTCTTTCAATTCGCACTCCAGGACGTTGTTTCCCCAAGACGCCAGCGGATCGCCAGCGACAGAAGACCCGACGCGCGACCGCACCACGGTATTGAGGGCAGAGTTAATTCGCCAGGCATGGGCCCATGCTTCGCCGTTCAACGGCTGGCCAACCCGGCTTTGCCCGACCCTTGCCGGGACAAACTGGGTGATCGTGATCGAGTAGCCCAAGCTGGCGGCGTAGGCAATCATGTAAGCCGCAGACTGCCCACCGACCCCGGTGAATCTGGCCACTACTTGGGATCGTCGCCCCTGCAGCGTGGGGCTCGTACCCGCGCACGGATCCGGCAAACCGAGCGTTTCTTCCCACTCGGTCAGCAACTGGAATGCAGTCGACGGAAACGCGTCGACCAGGAGATTGTTCGCGGCGACGTTCTGGCGAGCATAAGTTGGCGTGAGCCCGGAGAGCGCCTTCGTCTGCGTTGCATCGGAATCGCGGGGCCACACGCGCCTGCGCGGCATAAGCGCCTGCAGCGCCGACAGATAGTCTGCGGCGGTATAAAAAGGGGCGGCCATGGTCAGGTGTAGGTAATGGCACCAACAGTCGGCAGGGCGCCGGCTGGGTTAGCAATGTCTGCTGCGGGCGAGACGATGATGAAGTCATCAACTCCGGACACGGCGGCGATAGCCGACCAGATATGTGCAACTGGCACAGCACCACCTGGAGATCCATCACGCAGGAAGACGCCATTGATCGCGGCTGCGATCAGGCTTTGCGCGGCCGAGGGAATTCCCTTGATCGTGAATGCCACCGGATTAGCCGTCGGCGCTATGACATACACCAGGGCGGTCACCGGCTGAATTGGCAGGATGTAATTCGCGACCGTGAGCTGATCGCCAGTCGCGGTCGCAGCGCGCGACTCCCCTGCCGCAACCCCGCCTGACCCTTGCGGGAAGCCATTGAAGGCCGCCCGGCTGGCATCGAGCATGATGTAGACAACGACCGTGCCGGCCCCGAACCCATTCGGCTTGCACCAAGCGCGGGTAATCCCGGAGACTGAGCGCGCCCAGTTCACGTAGTCGCCTTGATCCCCGCCCTCAGGCGGACTCTGGTACGCCGCCAGCATCCGACTACGCAGGCTGTCGTCGGTCTCGATGTCGGCGCCGCCGACGAAGGCGGTCGACACCACGCCGTTGGACTGGACGCCAGCGATTGCCTGACCCAGTGTCATTACAGCACCGGCTGCGGTGTTGCCGAAAGCGCCAGCCAGTCCCGTGGGGTCGGCATTTGCGATAGCAGTGACTGCTGCGGTACCGCCGGAGCCAATCGTGGCCCCCGTCTGCACCGTGAAGGTCGCGCCATCACCGCGCACCAGCGCAGCACCGGCCGGGATGATCGACCCGGTGGCGCCAGTGAAAGTGACGCCGCCGGCGGCCGACGTCGCCGGCACCCGGAACACGCCCTTGAGCGCGGCCCAGCCTTCCAGGAACTCGTCGGTTGCCGTGAACGGGACCGCCTGCCGGGCAATCCAGTCCAGGTAGCCATAGTGCAGGTGCGCCAGGAATGCTTGCGCATCGCCGGTAATCTTGAGGTTCGAGAACCGCAGCAGTGCGTCAGCGCCCGGCAGCGCGGCGGTAATGTCTTGCGCGACCTGGTTGCGTAGGTCGGTCAGTGTTGGCCTTGGATATGGCATGTCAGTTGATTCCCTTCCAGACCGATAAGAAATTGAGTGCCATGTTGGTGCCGTCGGTTTTATAGGCGATGACGTTGGCGCCGAGCTGGCTGGCCCGGGTCCATTCGACCAAGATGTCGAACTTCGCCACCACGCCATCGTCGATAAGCCACTGCAGGGCTTCGGCGATATAGTCCTGCGCGCGCGCCAGCGTTTCGCCGGTTTGCTTGGCCCGACTCAGCAGCCACAGGCGTGAGCCAATCGGATAATCCTGATCGAGGTCTCCGACCCATCCGCGCGGATCGCCGGAGCCATCCGGGATCACGTCATTCGGATTGGCTGCCCGGTCGGAAAATAGGCTGATCAGGATTGCGGTTTGCAGGTCGCCGCCGGCAGCCAGCTGGGCGCCACTCAGCAGCCAGTCTCCCCGTCCAAGCGCAGGGACCCAGGTCGTTAGGGTGTCACTCATACCGGGCCGCCGGTATTGCTGCCACCCGAAGCCACGCCGCCGTGGTGGTGGGTATGCAGGCTGGTGCCCGCTGCAATGACGTCAGTCGTTGCATTTACCGTTCCGTTCACAGTCACATTCCCGTTAATCGTCA